GAGTTCGGGCGCATCTATTCGCTGCCGCCGACCTTTCTGCAGGACCTGTCGCATGGCACGTTCAGCAACACGGAACAGCAGGATCTGCATTTCGTGAAGCACACGATGAAGCGCTGGGTGGAGGCGTTCGAACAGGAGTTGAACCTGAAGCTGTTCGGCAGGACAGACCGGGAATTCTTTGTCGAAATGAATATGGACGGCCTGCTGCGCGGCGATTTCAAGACCCGCATGGAAGGCTATGCGAAGGGAATTCAGAACGCGATCCTGACGCCGAATGAAGCGCGTCAGATGGAAAACCGTCCCGGCGATCCGCAGGGCGACAGGCTGTTGATACAGGGTGCCACGGTGCCAATCGGTTCGCAGCCGGTTGCCGGGGCCAGTCAGGGGACAGACGATGGAGCGTGAATTCCGGGGCGGAATCGCCGCAGACATCCGGGCGGATGGCAATGACATCCGCGTTTCAGGTTATGCGGCAGTGTTCAACCAGGCCGCCGATATTGGCGGGTTTTTTCAGGAGATCATCGCCCCGGGTGCCTTTGCGGACGCCATCGGGCGCGACGATGTGGTGTTCCTGATCAATCACGAGGGCCTTCCGCTCGCCCGTACCCGATCCGGCACGCTGGTGCTGCGCGAGGATGCGACGGGATTGTTCATGGAATCGGTGCTGGATGGCAGCGATCCCGATGTGCAAAGCATTGTTCCGAAGATGAAGCGCGGCGATCTGGACAAGATGTCCTTTGCCTTTATCCCGGAACTGCAGGAATGGGATGAAACCGGCACGATGCCGGTCCGCACGATCCGCAAGCTGGCCCTGTTCGATGTGTCGATTGTCACCACGCCCGCTTTTGACGGGACGAGCATCGGCCTGCGCAGTCTGGAACAGCACCGGGCAGCGGTACGGACCAAGAATTTCAATTCGGCGGCCCTGCGCCACCGGATGAAAATGAACCTGCGCCTTCGCGGCGCGGAGAACGGCTGAACGGCGGCGCGCCGGAAGCCTATTCCCCCGAAACCGGTCACAGGAGAAAAGCATGACCCGGATCATTGAGCTGCGGGAGCAGCAGGCGCGCATTCACACCAATGCCCGCGCCAAACTGGAAGAGATCACCGACAAGACGCCCGAAGACCGGGCCGGGGAGATCAACGCCGAATTTGACGCGATGATGAAAGATTTCGACCGCCTGCAGGGCGTGATCGACCGCGAAGACCGTCTGGCGCGGGTGCAGAACGCGCTGACCGCCCCCGACCCGCGCCGCCCGCTGCTGGGCCAGGAAGGGCGCGGCAGCGATGAGGGACAGCCGGTGACCTACCGCGAAGCGTTCCGCGAATGGCTTGCCGCTGGCGGTGCCACCGGCGACATGCGCCCCGAGGCCCGCAGCGTGCTGCAGCAGGGCTTTCAGCAAGTGGAAAAACGGGTGCAGACGGTTGGCACCAACAGCGCCGGTGGCTTCACCGTGCCCACGGAACTGCAGGCCGTCCTGATCCGCGCGATGAAGCTGTGGGGTCCGATGTACGACGAAGACATCTGCACGACCATGGCAACGGCGTCGGGCGGCCCGCTGCCGATGCCCTTTATCGACGACACCGCCAAGGTTGCCGCCGCGCAGACCGAAGGCGCAACACTGACCGACGACGGTTCTGAAGATGCGGTCTTTGCACAGCGCCAGCTGGACAGTTTCTCGGCTTCGACCGAATGGGTGCGGGTTTCCTATGAACTGGCAAACGATTCGATCTTCAACATGGAACAGCTGCTGGGCGATCTGCTGGGCGAACGCCTGGGCCGCCGCTCGAACGCCTGGCTGACCACGGGGACGGGTTCCGGCCAGCCAAACGGGATTGTGACCGCCGCGACACTTGGCGTCACAGCCGCCTCGGCCACCGCCGTGACATCGGATGAAATCATGGGCCTGCTGCATTCGGTCGATCCGGCTTACCGGGCATCGCCGAAGTGCCGCTGGATGTTCCATGACAACATCCTGCTGGCGATCCGTCGCCTGAAGGACGGCCAGGGCAACTATCTGTGGCAAATGGGCGATGTGCGGAACGGCGAACCGGACCGCCTGCTGGGCAAGCCGTATTCGATCAACCAGGACATGGCCGGGACGCAGGCGACGACCGCGCGGATCATCGCGTTCGGAGATTTCGGCAAATACTTTGTCCGCAAGGTTGGTGCGCCGCTGATCGGGGCGATTCAGGACAAGGATTTCTGGCCGGGCTTCGGCATTGCCGGCTACATCCGCCTGGACGGCGAGCTGGCCGACACGGCGGCGGTCAAGTATCTGCGCAACGCCTGAGATCGGCTGACGAAGGGCGGCGGGGCAACTCGCCGTCTCTGTGAGCCAATGGAGGGCGTGATGCGCAAGTTTCTGAAGTGGTTTCTGCCGCCGAGCGAACCCTTGATCCTGATTGAGGGTTATCGGGCAAAAGGCCCGTTTGCACCGCGTGCGCTGGCGCTGCCCGTCGTGAAATCTTCGGTCGTGATGTCCGGGCAGAAGGTGTGCCTGAAATGTGGAGGCGAGACATGAAGCTGGTGAAGGTGAAGCTGCTGGTATCCCGCACAGATGGCAGCAACCGGGGCGACATGGTCTTTGTCCCGGAGACTGAAGTGGCCGCGATGCTGGCGGCGGAACAGATCGACCCGGATTTCACGCGTGAAACCGTTGAGGAACCAGCGCAAACCGAAGAAAAAGGCCCCGGCCTGGCCGAGGCGGCACCTGCCCTGAAAAAAGCGGCCAGGCGCAAACCGGAAACGGCTGTGGCACAGCCTGCAACCGAAAAGGCGACCGGCTGATGTTTCTGAGTCGTGTCACTGCGGCCACCGGAAAGGTGCTGACGCTTTCGGAGGCGCGCGAGCAGTGCAAAGAACCGGATGATCGGGACAACTGGCTGATCGAGGGAATGATTGCTGCGGCCTGCGACATGGTTGCGGAAATGACGGGTCGGGTCCTGACGCAGGAATCCTGGGCCGCATCCTATCCTTCGGTCAGTGGCGGTCTGGAATTGCCAAAGGCTCCGGTGCAATCGGTGACCTCGATCACCTATTATGACCGGAACGACACGCTGCAGACCGCGCCTTTGACCGATTTCTACGTGTTCAAGGATGAAGATCACTGCGTCATCCGCCCGAAAACCGGCAAGTCCTGGCCCACCACGATCACGCGCGACGATGCGGTGACGATCACCTTTGTCGCGGGATACCCGGAGGTTCCTGCAGCGCTGAAAGCGGCTGCCCTGCTGCTGACCGGGCATCTTTATGAAAACCGGGAAGCATCACTGCCCGGAACCGCCGCTGCGCCGATTCCGTTCGGGGTTTCGGAGATGGTGAACCTGCACCGCATCGGCTGGGCAGCCGCATAGCCGCCTGTTCTGACCCCGCCCGGCCCATGCCGGGACCATCTGCCAAGGATTTCTGACAGACCCTGCCAGCCCGTGACCGGCTGATGCGGGGTGCACCCTATCATCAAGGAGATGAGCAATGACGGTATCTGCAAAGCTTTCGGCCATTTTCGAGGCCACCCAGCTGGGGTTCAACGATTACGGCGGGCCGAATTTCAGCGCCACGGTGCAGGATGTGCTGCAGTTTTCGATGGGCGGCGGGTCCGGGCAGGCAAACCTGCTGTTTGCCGATGAACGCACCCTGGCATCGGCGGCGAACGACGATCTGGACCTGAACGGCACGGCGCTGCAGACGGTCTATGGCGTCAATATCGCGGCCACAACGCTGGTGGGGGCGCTGATCATCAATTCGCCGAAACTGGCCAGTGCGCCGCCGAACACCACCAACCTGACCATCGGCGGCGGCACCAGCCCGATCACCACCTTCATGGGCGGCACCACCCCGACCTTCGGCCCGCTGCGGCCCGGCGCTTTCCTGTTCTTCGGCTGCGATGCGGTCGGCGGGTTCGGGGCGATTGTGGCCGGCACGGCGGATATTCTGCGGATTGCCAACTCTGCCGGGGCTGCGGCCACCTATCAGATCGCGCTGCTGCTGCGCAGCTGATGGAAGCGGGCAAGCTTGACCGGCGGGTACAGTTCCGCCGGTTCACCGCCAGCGATGACGGGTTTGCCGCAGTGCCGTCCTGGGCGGATTACGGGCCGCCGGTCTGGGCGGAACGCCGTCTGGTTTCCGACCGGGAACAGGTTGCGGCGGCCCAGGTGGCGGCCCGCATCACCGCCCGGTTCGTGGTGCGCTGGTCAGACCGGACCGGGGCCATCACGCCAAAGGACCGGCTGATCTGCGAAGGCCGGGAGTACGATATCACCGGCGTGAAAGAGATCGGGCGGCGTGAGGGCGTTGAGATCACGGCAGCGGCGCGGGCCGATCAATGAGCATGGAATTCAAGGTCGACGGGTTCAAGGATCTGGCGGCCATGCTCGAGAGCCTTCAGTCCATGCGGCGCGAAGAGGGGGCGCTGAAGCGCGCCATGATCAAGGCGGTGGAGCCGACCGCCGATCTGACCCGATCTCTGGTGCCGGTGCGCACCGGCACTCTGCGCCGGTCGATCACGGTCAGCGACAAGCTGAAAGGCCGGACAAAGGAGGCCGGGATCACGGCGGTCTATCTGGGCACGTCCTATGGGCGGGGCAAAGGCGGGCGGCACGGGCATCTGGTGGAGTTCGGCACGAAACATTCCCGCCCGCGCCCGTTCCTGCGGCCCGCCTGGGATCAGGACAGCCGGGCGATGCTGCTGCGGCTGGCGGATGAATTGCGGCTGCAGATTGAAAAGGCGGTCAAGCGGAAGGGGCGCTGAGCATGGAAGAGGCGCTGCGCGCGATGCTGGGCGCTGTTCCGGCCATTTCGGCCCGGGTGGCCGCGCGGATCGACTGGGGGCTGGCCCCGCAGGGGCAGGCCTTGCCCTGCCTGACGCTGACGGTGGTGACGGACGGCCCGGTTGATCACAGCCTGGACGGGCCGGGGCTGTCGCGGGCGCGGGTGCAGGTGGATTGCTGGGCCGCAACCTATGGCGAGGCCAAGGTGCTGTCGCGGGCGGTCAGGACGGCCCTGGATGCCTGGCAGGGCGGCGTCATCACAGGGGCATTTCTGGCAGGCGCGCGCGACCTGCCCGACGACGACGGCGTGACACAGAACCACCGGGTCACGATGGACTTCATCATCAACTATCACTTCGGCTGAGGAGAAAGCCAATGACGAAACAGACAATTGCCTGGGGCGGCAAGGTCGAGCGGTCGCTGACCGGGGCTGCAAACAGCTTTACCCGCATCCCGGAGGCCAAGGGGCTGGCGGTGCCGCAGGTGCAGACCGATTTCCAGGAAGCGACAAGCCTGGATTCGGTCGGCGGGTTCCGGGAGTATGTGAAGGGCCTGAAAGACGCGGGCGAAATCACGGTCAATGCCGGATATACCCCGCTGGGGTATGAGCAGCAGCTGGCAGACCAGGCATCGAACACGCCGGCCTATTACCGGGTGACGATGCCGCTGACACCGGGCCAGACAACCGGCGATCTGTTCGAATTCCAGGGCTATCCGACGCCTTCCGTGCAAGCGGATGATGTTGGCGGGCTGATCGGCATGTCGGTGGTGATCCGGACCACCGGGCCGGTGACCTGGACCAAGGGTGCCGGCGCGTGAAATGCGTTGCGTTCGATCACGACGGCAAGGCGTACAGCCTGCGCCTGTCGATGGGGGCGATGGTGCGGTATCAGGACCGCAGCGGCGAGACCATCGGCGAGGCGATTAAAGCCGTTCAAAGGGATGCGTCGGACATGCGGCGGGCCGGGCGGCTGTTCTGGGCTGCGCTGCAGACCGAGGCAACCGAAGCGGATGCGATGGAGCTGATGGAAAAGATCGGCATCGCCCGGTCGCTGGAAATGGTTGGCCAGGTGCTGGCCAACTGTCTTGAAGACCTGACGGGCAAAAAGCCGGGGAGTGATGAGGGAAACGCGCCGCGCCGCGCGACGGCGGCGACATCATCGGCGAATGGTGGCGGAACTGGATCGAAGCGGGGCAAGACCCCGCCGCATTCTGGGACGTGACCATTGCCGAGGCGGCGCTTGTGATCCAGGCCAGCGCCGCCCGGACAAGACAGGCGTTCGAGCGGCGGCGGATTGTGGCGCATGAGCTGGCGCAGATGATCGGGCTGGCCTTCCACGACCCAAGGAAGCTGCCGAAATACGAGCCGGCCGGTCAGAATGAGACCAAGGCCGCAAATGTATCCACCGAAGCCGATGATGAGTTGGCGCGGGGGTATCTGATCCACCTTGCCCTGCGGAGTCAGCCATGACGCAAATCCCGGTCGCCGGACTGCATGCGGAGCTTGCCCTGGGCACGGCCAAGCTGCAATCCGGCGTCAGCGATGCCGACCGGCTGCTGAACCGTCTGCAGGACAAGATGACCGGCACGGGCCGGAAGGCGAAGAAGACCGGCGATGAGATTGACACCGGCATCGGCAGGGGCCTGAAAGGGGCGGCTGCATCGGCATCGGTCTTTGACCGGCGGATGGATTTTCTGCAAAAGCGGTGCGATCCCCTGTATGCGGCATCGAAGCGCTATGAAGGCGAGTTGCGGCTGCTGGATGAGGCGCAGAAGCGCGGGGTAATTTCGTCAGCGACCTATACGCGCAACCTGGACCGGCTGAATGCGGAACTGGCCGGGGTGGATACAAGCGTTGCCGGGGCGGCAGCGCAGATGGGCAGGTTCA